CATCCCAGGGCATGGGGCAGGTTGCAGCAGTTGAAGGGCAACATGGAGTCAACGTCGGAGCAGAAAGGTGTTGTTCCTGACTATTTCTTGGAAAACATGGGGATCAGGTTGCCGTGGAAGATCAACGACTATCAGACGTATTGGATTCCTGATTTGCCGTTCCGCGATTTGAACAGGTTGGTGAAGGAACCAACGTCGATTACGAGGGTGTTTGCCGAGTCGGCTGCCCCTCCCGTACGTTTGCCTTTGGAGATCTGGGCGAAGAAACAGTTCTTTGCGGATTTGCCGTTCAGTGGCCGCTATCAGCAGGTGCCGCCTGTGTACGCCAGGGTGCCGTTCCTAATGGAGGCGTTGGCTTCTGTCGGCAAGGCGAAGAAAAACAAGAGTGGTACGTGGAAGATGCGTGACCATGACATCTATCAGATGGATGGGTGGATGCCGTTTATGGCTAGGTTCCGTCGGTTGTTGCCGAACGAGTCGAGGTATTCTCGCCGTGTGGCGTCGACGACGGTATCGGTTGTGTTTGGTACTCAGGTGCGGGTTGTGGATCCGCGTGAGACACGCAACCAGTTGTTGAGAGACGATAAGGCTTTCAATGAGAAGATGCGTGATTTGATCGACATTGAACTGAGGTTGCGATGAAGTTTGTTGACAGGGTGGAGTGGCGTGCGCGCCCTCCTCATAGCCGTTTTAGGCCATTGGTTTCTCAGCGGGTTCAGGGGATTGTTGTTCATCATAGTGGTGTCAGGAATGGTCCTTCTGGTGCCTCTGCGGTTAGGTCGTTTGAACGTTACCACATGGACACCAAGGGGTGGGATGGTATTGCCTACAACTGGTTGGTGGATGCGTCGGGTACTATTTTTGAGGGCCGTGGTGCGAAGGTGCGTGCGGCTGCGACGAAAGATTGGAACTCTAAGTCTGAGTCGGTGTGTTTCATTGGTTGGGGATTTGAGCCTGTGTCGGATGCAGCGTTGGTTTCGATCAAGGCTGTGATTGATGATGCGCAGAGTAGGTATGGGGGCAAGTTGTGGGTAAAGGGGCATCGGGATTTGTCGGCGTCGACTTGTCCTGGTGATTGGTTGTACGATTGGTTGACTTCTGGGGCGGAGGAACCTGTAGGTGATCCGTCGAAGATCGACTATGAGTCGATTGTGGCCTATTTGAGGGCCTTGGAGGGGGAGGTGAGGGGGAAACCCTTGTCGAGGTTGCGGCGGAGCCGTGGAGAGGCTGTCAGGGTCGCTCAGAGGCATCTGAGCGCCCGTGGGTATGCCCCTGGGGTGGCTGACGGCATCTATGGGAGGCGTACAGCGGCTGCGGTGTCGAAGTTTCAGTCGGATCAGGGCTGGTTGAAGGCCAATGGGGTTATTGATTGGCAGACTTGGTCTGCTTTGTTCGGGGCGTAGCGGGACAGGGTGACCTATGGGTATGAACTCTGATCCCGAAGTGGGCAATGAGGAACCAGTGGCAGCACCTGATGCTGCATCCGCGCCCGAAGGGACAGTGCCCCGCAGTGCCGATCAGGCCGATCGGCTGCGGGGCATGATGTTGGCTAATCAGCATTCCAACGGCCGTCCATTCGGCAAGTGAGGACTAGGCATATGGGCAACATGATTGAACGGGCAGCGTGGACTTTTGTCCAGGCGTTCCTAAGTGTATTCGTGGTTTCTGAACTGGGATCGTGGGAGTCCGCCGCCATAGCAGGTGCGGCTGCTACACTGAGTGTCGTGAAGACGTTTGCTCGGGACCAGTTGTCGTAATGGACGAGGTCGACTTCGACGCCAAGTGGGATCACTTCCTGGCGTGCGAGGGCGGCGACATCGAAACAGAGGTCGCTGAGAACCTGAACCGTTCACGGCATCTTCTCGACATGCGTGACGGCACTCACGCATCGTGGGATGCCAACCAGTTGGGGGTTCTTCTCGTTTTCGGCGGTCAGGATGCCTGCGACTTTATTGGCGCATGGCACGATGCCGACGACGGCAACCTGATAGCGTTAGCCAAGGTGTTAGATTGGGTCAACAGCATGGTTGGGATGATCGAGCAGTGTGTCGCCATGTACGGCACCACAGATTTCGACTTAGAGTCCTAAGCGTCTCTTGATGGCGGGATGCCGCCGCAGTTCAACGTTGAGAGAGTCGATGATGCTATCTCGGCGACGCGCCAGCGTCGTTTTGGGAATCCCGATGACCCTACCCGTGAACCTCAAACTCATCTTCACGTTGCACAACATGTGGTAGATCCACATGTCGTCATCAGATAACGTGTCGAAAGCGTCGGCGACAACTTCTCTGATTTCGTTTTGTTCCAGCAGGCTTTCGAGCGGAACGACTCCTGGCGGGCATGTCATCAACGCCTCGTAGGTGGTCAACGCTCGGTGTTCTTGCCACGGGCGGGGAGAGCGTGAACCTTTGTCTGTGGCGGCGATGGTGCCGTCGAGAACCTGGGGGTCCGCCGCCCATGTCCCCTTCTTTCCTTTAGCCGCCATCAGCGGCCCATCGCAGAAGCGATGGCCGCACGTTGAAGTACGCTTTGCCTTCGCTGAACTTTCCCAAGGGCACATCTTCTTTATTGATGATACGAACCAGGTCGGCGTACAGAATCTCGGTGAAGTCCTGTTTCGGCGTTGACCAGATCCACAGCCACACTGGCATCATTGTGTTCCACACAGCAAGGGCTGCGATCTTTTCTAGTTTGAGTTTGACGCCATTGCGTCCTGTGCCCAGGACTTCAACGAGGCGTTGGTTGGGGGATCCCTGCAGGTAGTCGGGGGTGTAGCGGATAACGTCGGGGAGGTGGTGGACGGGGAAGTCTGGTCGGTTCAGTCCGTATCTGACCCAGTGGGTGTTGTGTCGTTCGTATTCGCCTTCGGCTTCGTCTCCCATTGCTCCCAGTCGTTGAGTAAACGATTGTTCATTGAACGGGGTCGCCATCGTCGGGTTCCTTTTTATTTGTCGTGGTTTCCTATTTTGAATGCTTCGTCGTTGCCGCCGAAGTGTTTCCATAGCGTGTATACGGTTTCTATTTCTTTTGTGGTGGTGAGGGTGTTTGATCCTAGTAGTTCCCATAGCCCCATTCTGACGAGGCGTTCTTCGTTGCGGTTGAGTAGCGTCATGTTGGGTTTAGTTTTCATCGGTAGTCGTCAATCAGTCTGTCTAGTAGTTGTTGTGCTTCTAATGCGATTTTGGTGTTGTTGTCGGTGGCTAGTCGGCGTAGTGAGCGCAGTATGAGCCATCGTTCTGTGTTGGTGACTTCTAGGTTCATTGGGGTGGCCTTCGGACATCCTGAAAACCATTATCTACTTTATAGACATCGCCGATAAGCCACCGCACCATCATGCCCATCAACTTCTTCAACCCAGGAAGGAACCGTGGCCGACCATCCTCAACCAACGCCACAAACTCGTCCCACCCAGCGGCCTCCAAACGATGCACCCGTTCGCATGTCTTACAATGACACGGGTCGCGTCCAGTCACTGCTTCCTCCCCACCAGACGATGAACCTGACGGTCATCGTCGTAAGCCAACCCGTTCAAAGCGTCCTCAACCAGTTTCAGATAGTTGGATACGTCGCCTCGAAGCGGCGACTTCTCCACCTCCAGCGGTGTCAACGAAATAAGTATCTTGTCCTTCTGGAAGACGCACGACAACGACACTGGACCCTCAAACTTTGGCCCTCTGTACGCCTCTGCAATGATCTGCTCCGCATCAGTGGTCGACTTCGGTGTGTACGTGCGCCCCCGTGCGAAACGGGGGCGCCCCTTGACCCTGGGAGATGTGCGGACAGTGAACTTGTGGGTCTTCGGGTTGGGAGACATCAGTGACCCTCCTGGGGGCGGGGGTGTTCAACATCAAACTTGGCGTGGGCAACCAGTTCCTGCAGCCGCTTCTCACGGTCGTTGCGACCAACGAACTTGCCGATCTTCTCATCGAGAGCAGCGGACCAGCGGAACACGGAGTCGTCTCGATAGTTTTGTCGGAACAGAGAGCAGGCGAAGGCGTACAGGGCGTTCGATCTGTCTTCCTGAACGTCGCCGTCCCATATTTGTCTGGCTATAAACTTGAAGTTTTTGTCGTCTCGGCCTTTGATCCCGCCGACACCCGTCTCGTTGAGGAACTCGTTTACTTTCCTAACGTGGCGTTCACGGTATAGCGAGTGAACAGTTTGTATCGAGTACGTTGCCGCACGGGTCGCCCATGCTGTCTCGGTGAACTTCTCCAACGACAACGGGTTGTCGTCCGTGTCAAGCACCTCTTGTCGACCTGGGTTTCGCATGTTCGGGTACGGCAGCAGCAAGCAGTTGCCATACCCCTGCCCCTCCAGTGTTGTTTGTTTCGGGTACACCTCGACGGTTGGTACGTCAACCATTTCACATGCACCAATCACTGATTCCCTGGCTAGTGTCGCTGGTATTGGTTTCTGTAGGTACACCCAGATGTGGAATCCTTTCGAGCGGGAACGCTCAATGAATGCTGTTACTCCAAACTTGTGAAGCAACGTTCGGAGGTTGCGGGCGTGGACAATGTCCCCTTCGCCTTCGTCGAGATCGACGGCACACCAGTTGACATGCCATACCCCTGGCCTGTCGTCCATGAGGAACAACGGGTACACCCCGATGGGCGGCTCGTCGTCCAGGTGGTCTCTGATGGTGTCCTCGTAGGGTTCACCCTCGGCGTCGAGTGGTTCCCCGTTAGCACCGACGTAGGGGC